GTACTCAAGGCATTGGCGGTAGTCATTGAAGACTTCATGACTCCTGATGAATATATTGAATGGTTAAATGGTAACTCTAAGGAGGATGCATCATGACTACAAAGAACGACATAACAGGTGACGAGATCAAGACTAAGGTTCAAACATCGTCCGAGTACCAAGACAACTTTAACAATATCTTCGTTGGTAAGGTTGTTCCTATTGAAGAAGACATTGTTCCTATTGGAGAAGACACTCGCCCTAAGGATAGAATTAAACAGGGTATCAGTCCTCACTGTGTTATAGTGGACATTAATTCGGAGGATTTAAAATGAGCATTGTATTTAAGCCTAAAATATCTGAGGTATTTTCTGGATCTAAGGCACCCCCTAAGAAGGATGTAGTGGAGCGTAGGAAACACCTGTACACAAAGCAGGAGTTGCAAAGGTTAGTAACCCTACGGGTTCATGGCTTTTCTTTCATCCAAATTAGTAAGCTTATACACAGGGGTCAGGGTGGTGTAGCTAACGCTATTAACCATCACAATCTACATAGTGAGATACGAACAAAAAGAAAAGAACTTCTTGAGGGGATAATGGCATGAGCATAGTCTTCGCGCCTAAGATAGGTGACCATCTACGTAAGACAGAGGGTGTACTTGAGGCCTTTTCTAAGGGGGAGTTAGCAGAAGTAGTGAAGCTACGTGCTTCTGGACTGAGCTATAGAGAGTGCGGCCTTGCCATAGGCAGGGGTGGGAGCAGTGTTGCTTCTGCTGTTAACTACTACAATTTGTTTGACGATATAGCTTCTTATACTACCGGTACGTAATGAGATGGGGGGTGACATATGAAAGAAGATTACAGTATTGTAACAATCACCAAGAAAGAAGCAGCCTGTATCCTACTCAAATATCATTACCTCAAGGATGAATCCAAGGGGTTCAAGAGTGGGTACAACTATGGCCTTATGTGTGGCACTGAACTTGTAGGTGCCATAGTCTTCACTGGCTTCCCTGTACCTGAGTTAGCCAAGGGTTGCTTTGGGTTAGAGAGGACACAGCAGGAAGGTCTGTTTGAGCTATCAAGGCTATGCCTACACCCTAAAGTACAGGGTACTGAACACAACCTGACCAGTTGGTTTGTTGCAAAGGCAATGAGGCAGCTACGTAAGGACACCAAGGTTAAGGCACTGCTCAGTTATGCAGATAGCAACCATCATCAGGGTACTATATACAGAGCCTGTAACTTCAAGTACTATGGGCTAAGTGCAGCAAAGAAAGACTTCTGGATAGAGCAGGATGATGGGTCTTATGTGAAGCATACAAGAGGGCCAATGAAGTTACTCAAAGGTGAGTGGCGTGATAGGTCTAGGAAGCATCGGTTCTTACTAGTGTATGATAAACAATTGAAGTGTAGATGGGAGGTATGTAATGATGAACAAACCTGATTGGACAGACGCACCGCCATGGGCTAACTATTTAGCAATGGATAGTGATGGAGATTGGTATTGGTATGAGTTTAAGCCGTGGTTAAACACAGTTGTAGACATATGGAACCAGAGCGGTAAGGAAGAAATGGCATGTGATAATGTATCTTACTCTGCAGCAGACACATTGGAGAAACGACCATGAGCAATGGTATTACAGTACTAGAAATAGTGGATCAAGCAGACGGTTCAGGTATAATGAATATGGATATAGAGGAGAAAGAGATAACCTCCTTTGTACAATCGGGGCTAGACTATGTACTCACACAGATGCAGGTTCATGATGAAATAGTACAGTTTGAAGCTAACACCTTTGCTAAGCATACACGGACAGTGGAGTTGACTGATGAAGAACTTAACATCCTGTTTCACTTTGGGGTTATAGGGGCGATCAGGAGGGGTATGCGTGAGCAGAACAAAGAAGAAGAAGAAGACGGGGGGTAAGTCTGTAAGTAGGTCTTGCGGTAACAACAAGGGATGCCCTGTGTGCGAAGGTAACAGACTTCATAAGCACAAGAAGCATTCCCCCATCAAAGAGATACATGCTATACATTAAAGTGTAAGCCATACTGCACAATGTATACAATGAGGAACATATTATGGAATTAGCATTACTACGAACACTCATGGATAAAGACTTCCATGATAACCACAAGGGTATCCGTTGCCCCAACAGTATATTCAGCAAGGAAGGTCGCAAGGTTAAGGCTACCATTGATGCTGCCATTACTACCTACGGCAGGGATGTTACACCCATAGAGGTGGAGGCACTGTTCTTCTCTAAGAACCCTACGATCACTACAGCACAGAAGGATTCCTATCAAGGTATCTTTGACAAGGTAGAGCGTGAGGCTATCATGGGTGTGGACATAGCCAGTGATGTACTGTCGGATATGTTCCGACAACATGTAGGAGAAGAGGTAGCTAACCTTGGCTTTGAATACGTCAATGGTGAACACGCATCTCTTGAACCTCTACGTGCCATACTAGATAATTACAATGAGGACTTCACACCTAACCTATCGGTTGAGTGGGCTGACATTGATATGGATTATCTATTAAAGAAGAGTGACCTTGAGGCTCAGTGGACGTTCAACCTACCTACCTTGGCACGTAAGGTGGAGGGTGTTAATGGTGGTCACCTTATTATGATAGGTGCTAGACCTGAGACAGGTAAGACTTCTAGCCATGCGTCATTCATTGCTGGCCCTAAAGGTTTTGCAGAGCAGGGCGCACAGTGTCTAGTGTTATGTAATGAGGAGGCAGTACACAGGGTAGCAGCACGTTACCTCAATGCATCCACAGGTATGACACTCAATCAGATACGGGACAATCCTTCAGCAGCTACTGCTAAGTACCAGCGTATCAAGGATCATGTTAAGTTCATTGATGCCACAGGTAAGGACATGGCATGGGTTGAGTCGGTCATTAAATCCTACACACCTGACGTTGTTGTACTAGACATGGGTGATAAGTTTGCTAGGCTCAATGGTGCTGCCCGTGAGGACATGATGCTCAAGGCTAATGCTATCTATGCTAGGGACATTTCCAAGCAGTATGGGTGTGCCATGTTCTATATGTCACAGCTAAGTGCAGAGGCAGAGGGCAAGGTAATACTTAATCAATCTATGATGGAAGGTTCTAAGACAGGTAAGGCATCAGAGGCTGACCTTATGCTACTGATTGCAAAGAACCCTGCCATTGGGGAGGATGATACAATGGAAGATCCAATGCGTCATATCAACATAACTAAGAATAAACTATCAGGGTGGCATGGTAAGGTTACATGTATGCTAGATGGAAGGATTGCAAGGTATGGAGTATGAACAACTGAAGTTATTCATTGAGGACATAGAGTTATATGAAGCACATCCTGAGTGTGAGGACACAAAGATATGTTCTAAGTGTGTTAACATCCTACCCCTAAGTGCCTTCTCCACGGCTAGTGGTGGTAGTTACCTAAGGCCAGAGTGTAAGGTGTGTGCCTCCGACTTAGCCAAGGTACGTAAAGGGCTTAAGGATTTGCATGGACAGCCTCCCGAAGGATACGAGTGTCCTGTTTGCTTATGTGATGAAGCACAGGCAGAGGGTAAGGGGGGTAGTGCAGGTAGATGGGTGTTAGATCATTGTCACAAGACAGATGATTTCAGAGGTTGGCTTTGTCATAGTTGCAACAGAGCACTGGGCTGCTTCAATGATGATGTTCCACGAATGCAGAGAGCAATTAAATATATTAGGGGGCAGTTATGATTACTGTATTGGATGTAGAGAACACCACCTGTAAAAGGGATGGTAAGCAGCACTTTGACCCCTTTGAGGCAGAAAATGAATTAGTAATGGTAGGTATGTTACAGGTAGACACAGTAGCTAGGCCCGTTAAAGGAATAGAAACTGTAGTTACCTTTACACACTCAGACGAGGAGCCTACTGTAGGTGGAGAGGTGATTACTCAGGGCATCTTAGATGCTACTACGCTACTGGTCTGTCACAACGCAGTGCATGACCTTACGTGGATCTGGGAATGTGGGTTCACTTATTCTGGAAAGATCTATGACACAATGTTAGGTGAGTATATACTTAACAAGGGTATCAAGTCGCCCTTGAACCTAGGCTTTGTGTCTGCCCAGTATCAACTGGAAGAGCAGAAGCTAGATACTATGTCTGACTACTGGAAGTCTGGCACATCTACAAAGGATATTCCTTTTGATGAACTAGACGAGTACCTACGCTATGACTTGCGTTCTACTCTTGGTGTCTACAAGAAACAGATGGCACGTTTTGCTAATGCAGAGAACAGTAGTATGCAGTCTGTGTTAGACATTACTATGGACACCTGCTATGAGTTAGCTCTTATCTATATGAGGGGTATCAAGGTAGACTTAGTAGAACTAACCAAGGTAAAGAAAGAGTTTGAAGAAGAGAGGGCAACCTTAGAAGAAGAACTGATGGAGTTTGTAGAGGAACTGATGGGGGATACACCAATCAACATCAATTCACCAGAGCAGCTATCCACCCTAGTCTTCTCACGGAAGGTTGTAGACAAGAAGAGGTGGGCTGAAACAGTCAATGCATTCATGTCTGACTCGTCATTCAAGGATGCAGTGCGGTCTATGACGGGGCCAGTCTATAAGACTAAGGCTAGCAAGTGTGTTGTATGCAATGGCACTGGTATGGTTCAGCATCTTACTAAGAAAGGGGTGCCTCGTAAGAACAAGAACATCTGCAAGTCATGTGGACGACAGGGTTACGTACTAACTAAGACTAAGGTGTTGGCAGGGCTTAAGTTCTCACCCCCTAAAGCTACGTGGGCTAGTGCTAGTGGATTCAGTACTGGTAAGGGTATCCTTGAGACACTAGAGGCAGCAGCTAAAGGTAAGGGCATGGTACGTGAAGCTGACTTCTTAGCCAAGCTACGTAGATTGAATGCTGTATCATCTTACTTGTCCTCCTTTGTGGGTGGCATTGAGAAGTTTACTAAGGCAGATGGTATGCTACACGTACAGCTAACACAGCACATAACTTCGACAGCTAGAATGTCAGGCCGTAACCCCAACATGCAGAACATGCCTAGGGGTGGTACGTTCCCAGTTAAACGTGTGTTTATATCACGATGGAAAGGAGGTAAGATAATGGAGGCTGACTTTGGGCAGCTAGAGTTTCGTGCAGCAGCCTACCTATCACAGGATAAGTTAGCTATCAAGGAAGTCATTGAAGGATTTGACGTACACCAGTACACAGCAGACATTATTGCAGATGCAGGCCAGCCTATCTCACGACAGGCAGCTAAGGAGCATACCTTTGCACCCTTGTATGGTGCCTCTGGCTATGGTCGTACACCTGCGGAGGCTGAGTACTACACTCACTTCTTAAAGAAGTACAGGGGCATAGCTGAGTGGCATAGGAAGTTAGCCACAGAAGCTTTAACAGAGAGGAAGATTACCACACCTTCGGGTAGGCAGTTTAGCTTCCCCGATGTGGCAAGAAGGAAGGATGGTACAGTAACTCACTTTACCAAGATTAAAAACTATCCAGTTCAGTCATTCGCTACGGCAGATATTGTGCCTGTGTCAATGCTGATGATGGAAAAGGTAATGAATGAAAGGGGTTTGAAAAGTTGCATAGTTAATACAGTTCATGATAGTATGGTGGTGGATGTACACCCTGACGAGCAGCAGGCTATGATAGATGTAGTCGTAGAAGTAGAGAGTAAGTTAGTAAGCACAGTAAATAAACTGTGGGATATTGATT